ATTCACCGGAAATTGCATACAGATGATATTGGGTGCTGATTCCGTACCTATTAACGAGGGTTTTGTTACCCAGTGATTTGAAATGTTTTGAAGATGGCGTACCCACGTCAGCACAGCCGACAACCAAAACAAACAACAACAAGATCAGAACACGTTTCATATCAGTCTCCATTAATTTAACACCCGCCTATTATGCCAAAAGCACCGACTGCACGCACGCTATTTATCGAAAGAATGAAGCGTGAAGGCAAATACGAGGAATGGCGACGCAGATACAAGGAAGCCAAGAAGGATGTGACCCCGGAAAACTGGAAGGCTGCATCAGACAAAGTGATGGAGGAGATGGGTTTCTTGGGAAAGCTGGTGGAACGGGAGATTCACGAACGCTTCTTGAAGTTTGGAATGGCAGGGATTCCAGAACAGATTGAAGCAGCTCAGGCACAACTGGATCAGAACGATCTGATTAAGGTGCTGGGCGATTACGACATAATAGAATCAGAACTTCCCATCGACATTGCGTTTGTGTTCCACAGCTTACACAAGGCAGTCGGGGACATGACGAGTTGGAAGGTCGCACCAGAAGATGCACCCACGCCGGGAGCGTGGAACATGCTGATTTGGGCAAGCACAAACCAGACCAAGTTCATCGATCGGGTACTCGGCGAACAACTCAAATCAGGACGACCGAGTGAAGATCAGGGGATGCGAGACACAGGAGAAAGCGTGCAGCAGATTGAACAGATGCTCACACAACTTTCATAGAGGTGTCACATGGAAAAGTTACAGAAACGGTATTACCGCTTGGGTTCGATATTCTTCGGCATCTCATCGGTGTATATCGGATGTTTGATTTGGAAGACATATGTTTGGTGGCGTTGGCTGGAAAGCCTGCAACACATATTGGATTTGAATAACGAAGGACTGATGCTTTGAGTCTATACGGGCTAGTGCCTAAGACGCTGAAAGAGAACCTTGAGTTCAGGCGTGACCTGCTTCAATGGGCAGACACAGCTGATAAGCAGCGTTCCCTATGGACGGCTTGCAAGCATGATGTGTTGTTTTTCATCAACACCTTTTGCTGGCTTTACGAACCACGCAACAGTCGGTTACGAGGAACAACATCAAACGTGATTCCGTTTATCACATATGGTTTCCAAGATCAAGCATTTTTAGACATGGATGCAGGATTAGGAACAACCGACATCGGGCTAGAGAAGTCTCGTGACCTCGGTGCGACATGGATGTTCCTGACACTGTTCTTCTATCACTGGATGTTTAACGACTTCAGCAGTTTCGGGATTATGTCTCGTACAGCTGATCTTGTAGACAAGCCTGGCAAGAAGGACACGTTGATGTGGAAGCTCGACTTCCTGCTCTCAGGTGATGGCGGGAAAGGTGGGCTTCCAAAATGGATGCGACCATCGAAAGTTTACCGAAGCATGATGTTGATGGAAAACAGAGACAATGGCTCGACCTTCGAAGGTGCGACGACAACAGAAGACGCTTTCCGTGGTGGCCGCAAGAAGGGCATAGCCTTAGACGAATATGCCGCATTCCCAAACGGGGACGACTACAAAGCACTAGCTGCCACACAACATGCAACAGATTGCAGAGTGTTTGTTTCGACCCCGAAGGGAGCAAGTGGTGCGTATTACGACGTGATGCACACACCAAGCAGTATGCAGAAGATTGTGTTGGATTGGAAAGATCATCCCGACCGCAAGGTAGGAATGTACACGAGCAAGAAGGGGAAGCTGGAGATACTCGACACGGACTACCCTTTTCCCGCATCCTACAAACATGTGTTGGATGACAAAGTTCGTAGCCCTTATTACGACTTGGAATGCAAGCGACCAGGAGCGACACCACAAACAATCGCACAGGAACTTGACAGGGATTACGGCGGCTCAGACTACCAAATCTTTGGCAAGGACTTATACGAAGCTGGTAAACAGAATGTGTTGAATCCCTATGAGCGAGGCATTTTATATTATGACGAGGAAACGCTTGAGGCCGACTTTACTACAACGAATGATGGTCCATTTGAAATCTGGTGTCATCGTGATAGTGGGGGTGTACCAGTCAACAGCGGGCAGTACGTAATTGGTTGTGACATCTCAGCTGGTATCGGCGGGGATTACACGAGTAACAGCGTAGCCTGTGTGATGGACACTGTGACGGGTCAGCAGGTTGCAGAGTTTGCAACGAACACATCACCACCAGTAGCGTTTGCTGACTTGGTAATTGCAGCGTGTAAATGGTTCGGCAACGCCTACTTGATTTGGGAGATGAATGGACCTCCAGGTTCCGCGTACACGAAACAAATTCTTGAACGTGGCTACCCATACATTTACTACCGTGAGATTGAGAACAAGAGTTACCGCAAGAAGACACGCAACCCTGGTTGGTTCTCGACTGAGAAAAACAAGCTGGCTGTGTTGAGTCAAATGTCAGCGGCCATTCAGAACGGTGAATACTGTGTACGCAGTTCGAAGTTGCTGGAGGAATGTCGGCAGTACGTCTATAAGCAAGGACGTGTTGTTCACAGCCGCAGTGTTCGAACACAAGATCACTCAGCCAAAGGACAGGCACATGGTGACCGTGTTATCGCAGCAGCGATTGCATGGCACGCAGCCAAGGATCGACCGGCAGTAAGCACAGCGGATCGTGAAGAGTTTGAAGAAGAGATTCCATACGGCTGCATGGCGTGGAGATTCCAGCAGCAGGACAAGCGACAGAAGGCAATGAGTAATGGGGATTGGTAGTTTATCCGTCGGGCGATGTCGCCCTCGGGATGGTGTACGAGGGAACTTACTATGAGTCGTAGGACGTTACGATGATGTCGTCTTCATCGTCGTAGGGGTCTGCGCCGTTGGACCAAATCCTATATCCCTCGGATGTTTTTTTGTACTCATAGTCGTTCCCCCATGGGTCAGCAGGAATGCTTTTTTGTAAATATGGGCCACGCCACTTTTGCTGTAGATTACCGTCGGTTGGGGGAGTGCGGAGTGACTCTAGTCCAGTTTCGGTGTCGGGGAATTGACCAACGTGCATTTGGTAGTTGTTCAAAGGTAGTTCAAACATTTGCAGTTGTGTTTTGGCGGCAGCGTAGTTCCCGTGGGGATCACTTTTCCCACACCCAGAAGCTAAAGCCGTCAACGCTAACACACCAATCATCAACCATTTCATAACAACACTCCATGAATCCAAATAACGAACTAGATCGACAACGCCTCATCAAAGCGATTGAGAACTCTACTAGAGTTTTACGTCCTTTCCGTGACGTTCGCAAGCGATTAGTGAAAGATTTCGCTGGTAGCTATTACGGGCAGTCGGGGAGCTTGGGCAAGTCTGACATCATTATGAACCTGATGTATCAGACCGCCGAAACCTACACCATGTCGCTCGCCGCAAACCGACCTCGTGTGTTGGTTACAGCACAGCACCCAGATGTTGCATGGTTCGCTCATTCGTTCCAGCTCGGCATTAACAACCTGATTAAGGAGATTCACCTTGAAGACATATTAAGAAAAGCAGTAATGGATTCATTCTTCGCAATTGGCATTGTGAAAGTTTACACCGCAGACGCTGGCATGGTTCAGCTTGAGGGTGAAGACACATGGGTTGATCCCGGTAAACCATTTGCTGAGAACATCTCGCTCGATGACTTCTGCTACGACACCACTGCATCGGAATGGCGTAAGTCATCCTTTGCGATGAACAAGTACCGCATCAGTAAAGACAAGGTACTGAACGATTCAGCCTACGACCAAGATGTGATTAAAGAGCTTCAACCTGTTACACAATATCCCGGTTGGAACTCAGATACAGGTGAAGTTCCAGTTCGTGAAATGCTCAAGAGCGAAACACAAGAAGCTGGCATAGAACCCATGGTCGACCTGATGGACATCTGGCTTCCCAAGGACAACCTGATCGTCACGATGCCTGTTGGCAAGAACACAAAGCCGGTTCGCGTGGTTGAGTGGCAAGGACCAGAGAACGGACCATTCCACACGCTCAGTCTGACCTGTGAAGTTCCCGACAACATCATGCCTGTGTCTCCAGC